ATATACCTAAAGTTGAAGCAATATCTCGAAGTTTCTTAAAATTGTTCCAAAATTCATCAGAGTGTTCATATTCATTGACTGTTTGATGAGCAAGTTCGTGAAGAAATACATTCATAACAGAATCTATATTATCAAGACCACCTTCGAGACAGAGTGTAATTTCATATCCCTTGTTTACATTTGTTCCAATTTTATCACCTTTGATTGTAGTTCCGGTAATAATTGAATCAGTTGTATAAATTCCTTTAAACTCACCAATCTCTCGAAGATGATTCTTTAATATGGAATACCGTTTTTTGATTTCAGTGAGCAACGGATTCTCACGGATAGACAGAGTAATACATACAAGAATGAATAGCAAAAGAAACACTGTGATGATTAGTATCATTCTTTCTTGTATGTACCGAGATTATAAATGACCCTGGTGGGGGTCGAACCCACAGTCTTACGCTTAGAAGGCGTACGCGTTATCCTATTACGCTACAGGGCCGGTGAGGGGTGGGAACGGAACTGTCGTTCCGTAAATGTGAATGGTGGGATTTGAACCCACGCCTCCGAAGAGAGAGGATCTTAAGTCCTCCGGCATAGACCAGACTAACCGACATTCACGCAAGTATGAAACACTTTTAGTTTCTAAGAAACGGTTACTATGTAACCGTGAGTGTTCCCGGCGAGTCTCGAACTCGCGACCTTTGGTACATAAGACCAATGCTCTAACCAACTGAGCTACGGGAACATGGCGCTCTCGGCAGGGATCGAACCTGCGACATTCAGGTTAACAGCCTGACGCTCTAACCAGCTGAGCTACAAGAGCAGGGTGGGTATCTCTACCCACTAGTATTACCATCTATTTCTTTAAGCCAACGAATTTCGCGTAGATTGAAAACTCTTCCCATTCAACGATATCAAAGTACTTTTCAAATTCTACTCGATCAAACAATGGTTCAACTACTGGTCCATTTCTATAATATGGTACATCCGGTATATATACAGATACATGAGTAGGAGAAACACGTTGAACACAAATCCTCGTATCATCACGGTTTGTAAGTATGGAATCTGGATTTGAAACTATACCAACAACTTTGGGAGCAAAGGATGCTATGAGACTATAATTCTTTGGGTCTTCATAGTGGAGTGAAAAATTATAACACACCAAATCAAATTTCATTTCCAATGGAACATCTTGAATAGTTCCGTGAATGAAAGTAGATCCAGGTGATCTCTTTTTTGCTTCTTCAATCGCTAAATAGTTTGGATCAACTCCTAGAACGTGTGCTCCCAACTTTCTCCATTTATGAACATCCCCACCTTGACCACATCCAATATCCAAAACCCGTGATCCATATGGAACATGTTGAGTCATCCAATCCATCTTGATTTTGTTATTTTTCGTACGAATATCCATTTAAAGATATGAAACCTTTATTTTTTAAATGGCTCTTGAGCAAGATTTCACCACTGTTCCTGGTCAGGCATTTGCTTGTCTATCTATTGTTGGACCATCTTGCCCTCAGAAGACTGATAAATTCGGAATCAAGATTCGAGGATGCTTCTCTACAAAAGACGAGGCTGAGAAACACGCTGGACGTCTTCAGAAGGAAGATCCAACTTTTGATATCTATGTAGTTGATATGTTCAAATGGCTTCTCATCCCACCTGACAATACAGACATTGAGAATGTTCATTATCCAAATGATAAGCTTCAAGAGATTATGGATAAACATCTACAAAGCGAGAGGTTGGCAAGTGCCATGTTTAACGAGCGTAAAAGAGGACTTACCGCGAAACCAATTGATGGAGATGTACCATATATTACACCAGGTGATGAGAATTCAAAATTCTATACAAAGCCAGATGTTCCTCCAATTCCTCACCCAGCAGATGTCGTCGAAGAACTCAGAAAAGAGTTTCCAGACAAGACAATTGCGGAGCTTGTTGTGCTCGCAAATCAGAAAATTGACGCAGAAATTGAGGATCGTCGAATGAAACAAAATTCTGGTACAATTGTAGAAGAAGATGAGCAGTAACGTAGCAGAAACTTCAAATGTGTCAACTATAACCGTAACTTCAAATGTGTATGTATCTCCATCTGATCTTTATGTAGCAATGGCTGGTGGAAGTCAGAGAGCAAATCCATGGGTTGGATTTCTTCAGACTGATGATGTTCTTACTGGAAATATTCATGCTGAAATTATCCAAGGGTGGGAATCGCCATATGAACTCGCAGCCTATGAAATATTAACAGATTATCCCGAACCAACTTCAAACACAAACGCACTCTATGTAAATAGAGGAAACAGCTCAGTCATCGTCTAGAAACTCTTCCTCGTCAACTACGTCATCCTCTTCATCACCATCCTCCTCCTCATCAACTATGAAATCTTTTAGACTTCCCTCATCATCCTCGTCATCTTCGTCGTCATCCTCTTCTTCATCTATAACATCGTCCTCATCAAACTCGTGAACACCATCTGGATCGTCAGAATCGTACTCGTCATCATTGAAATCGTCTACAACATTCTCAATTGGAACGAATCTCTCTGGTGGCTTGGATGAACGTCCTGAACGAGTGCGAGTCGCCATTTTAAAATTTATATATTGTTTTCTTTATACTCTTCTAACGCACTCCTAAACTCGTCCTGGTATTCCTCAGGTACTTTCATGTTTGATATATATCCGGTTAATCCGGTTTCTCGAAATTTTCTCCAGGCATTACGGTCTATCCCCGAAAATTTTGAGAGACGCGATACATCTGGCCTTGAAGGTATCTTCAGTATGCTGAGCGCCAGGATAATCACTACAGCTACCCAAAAATACATTCTCTTCTTCCTTGTTTGTAGACTCGGTTTTAAACATCGGTCGACGAGGGGGAAGACGATATTTTCTGCCCTGGAACTGAGCACATCCTTCGTCATGACATCTTTGACTGATTGTATTAGTTTTCGTGTCTATCAGGAACCATACATGGTTTGATTTATGTTCCCTCTTGACATTTTCACAATACTTTGATGTTGTGGCAACCACCTTTCCGTTTTTCGTCAAGGATATAATCTTCAAGTTTGTTTGATGAGGTATATTGATACGAATAAACGTTTCTAAATCTGAATCTTGTTCCTCTTTTCTTGGTGGAGATACATCACCTTCCTCATTCGATCGAATACTAAACATACGAAGCATACTCGATGTTTTTTCCTGACTAAATGGGAAAAATTCAAAATTTGACAAATATCCATATGGAACATAGACTGAACTATCGTCTGTTGTTTTATAAGACCATAGCATCCGAAGACCAGGTCCTGTATATACATTTTCATCTATGATTTTGGCCCATTCATTCCCAAATTCCTGTAAAATACGCAACCGAATAGACCGAGCTTTTTTGGAATCAACAATAAGGTCTGGCCATATGAAATGTAACCCGAAATTCGGATCAGACGTTGCTATCAAACATTTCCCACCATCTACAATTTTGGAAAACTCTTGAGCGAGTTTCACAGAATCGAGTTTATTATCAGAATCCACATCTATGAAAAATTTAAATCGTTTGGTTTTTTGTTCTATAATGTATAGTTTAGTTGGTGATTCTACATATTCGTGGTAAAACATATCCATCTCATCATGGGGTACTTGGAGTTTCCCCCCGTTTAGAAGAAGATGAGTCCACTTGTTTTGACTTTTCCATCTTTCCATGTTTACTTTCAGTTAAATCTTTTTTAAGTTCTAATAATTTTTTGGTCGACAATTTGTCCGTTATAAGACCTTGTATTTCTTTCGCAATATCTTCTTTGCGCTTTGTCATTATTAATATTGAAATAATTTTTATTAAGTGAATAGAGCGCGGAATGAAACTTTTTATTCTGAATAACCTCCGTCCTGATCATAGGCCATAAATTCGGAATATTTCTTATATCTTCGAGTGATTTGAATTGTATAAAATCATTTTCATCATAGTGTTTGCGAAATTTTATAAGATCAGAATCCATCAAATGTTTCTGTTTATTAAACATTTCAACATACCACGTTTGATTCTGAAGAGTCATCAATGGATATTCCATCAAATAAACACTATATATATTTGTAACTGGAGGAGATTCTTTCGTATCATGTACCCGAAATCTATAATGAGTATAGAATCCAGATGTTATTTTTATAATACCTCTCGTTTCTTCTTCCAACTCTCTCAAAGCACATTTCAAGGGGTTTACAATTTCATTTCTACGACATCCACCCGTTACAAATGTCCACTCCTTGAATCGCCTATCATGTACCATTAGAAAATACAATGTGCCATTAATTTTTAGATATGGTATTGCTATCGCTTTATATCTCTCCATCTCGTGAAGAGCCCTATATTAATTATATAAATAAAACTACGAACTATACAGCAGTCCACCCTGTCCATTTTGGATTCTCAGAATGTTGTAGTTTACGGCGTAAAAGTAAGAGCCGGAGCCGTTCTTGGTCAATTGCTGGATATTACCACCGGATGGAACCAGGAGACGGAAAGTATCGATTCTTGAAAAGTTGAGTGAACCAGATGGCTGGATCTTGGAGGTGTTGAGGCAGAAGGGGATAATAGCTACATTAGAAGAGCCAGCAGCTGAACCGAAATCGGTATTGTAGTACTGGTTAACATCTGTCCAGTGAACAAGAGAACGAAGCTCACCAAGATCGTTACCGTTCACCTGTGCTTTCATTCTCAGAGTGGCAGCGGCAGCACTGTTCGCACCAAGTCCACCTGTATTATATGATACTGTGTAATTATTAGACTCGAAAGCAATGTATTTCACTGGCTGAGCAAGAGCAAACTCGAACGTGCTTACAGGAGAAACAAGCGAACGAGTCACCTGTGTAATAAGCATATCATGGGATTTCTTGGCAAAGAATGCTCTCTCTGCCTCATCCAGATAAATGAATCGAGCCCAGCATGATACAGTTGGGTCAACAATGGCAGATCCCCAGTAAATGCGGAGCTCAACATCGTGATATTGGAGAGCTACGAGGGGCAGAGCAGACGCCCAATCTTTACAGAAGAAGAATTTCAGGGGATAGAATCCATTGTATGATTTCTGGCTGAAAGTGCTTGATCCAGTGACTGGCTCGATGTTTGATGAATATGTGTAATCCTGTGTATCGATAATCTGTCCACCAACCAGAAGGTCAATGCGATCAATAATCTTGGACCAATCTGCGTTTACATTAGAAGTCTGATTGACATCCTGCGAAGTAAAATACACATGACTTAACAAATCTCCCTTCTTCTCGAATCGAACAGTAGAAACTGCTCGTGGATTTGCGTTTCCTTGAATCATCTGACGTTCAACTGATGCGGCAAAATGAGTATATCTTTTATAGGTTGATCTGAAAAATGAAACTTCAGGATTACCAGAAAGGTACATATCCTGAACACCGACGGCTACTAATTGAACTATACCAGAGCTCATTTTAGAGTTGAGCCAGAAAATAAAAATATCAGCACATACTAAAAATGTCTGGTGTTAATGCTAAAGGTCGCGCTATTCTCCTCACCAAAGGCGGTAAGCCATATGTGATCCTGGTCTCTGCCAAGACTGGTAAGACTTACCACGGCAAGCCAGCTGTTGGCCGCTCAGGTGAGCGTAAGCCACGTGTAGTTGCTTCCCCCAAGATGGTTGGTACCCTGCCTCCCCGTGCTATCAAGCGCCCAGGTGGTCGTTCCCCATACATGACCCAGGAGAAGCCCATCTTCAAATCTGCCAGAGGTTCTCTGTTCACCATTGCTCCCTCCGGCAAGCGCCAGTACCGCAAGACTGCTGGTGAGGCTGGTGTCGGTGCCAGTGGCAAGGCGAACGTCCGTGGCAACCCAATCATGGTTGGTCCCCGTGGTGGTCTGTACATTGTTCTGTCCGATGGCAAGAAGCGTAAGCCATACCAGCGATCTGCGCCCAAGCCCAAGGCACAGATGGTGACTGTCATGTAAATTAAGAAAGAGACATGGCAAGATAGTTGTTCTTGTTCACATCCTTTGCTAAGCTCAAATCGTGAGTAAGTGGGTTCAGTTGCGATTTCAATTCGTTCAAATCGTAAAATCCAGCATTGATATAATTCTGGACTAAACCAACACCGGGACTGACTCCACCAGGTGGGGAAGTTTCATTCTCACGTCGCAAATTGGTAGCAATACCACCGGCATCGAGGGGGTCGGCGGTTACGTTCATTCTCTGCCCATTTCCAGGGCGGTCAAATTTGCTTCTGTTCTCGCGATCTTTCATATAGGTATTTGTTTCACCATATGCCTGATAGACGCTTGCTTGACCAGGACCAAACTGTAAAAAGTCACCTTCGCGTGAACCAGTCTGTTGACGGATGGTTGATCGCCCAGTCTTTGTGAATTCGGGAATAGATTCAGGAGCACGAATATTTCCGCCTTGACCCTGAGCAGAGGATTGTACTGGTGCTCTGTAGTACACTTTATCAGGGAAATGAGTCACGTCACCCTGAACGGGATTACCACCCTTTACAACAGGATTCGCTGGTCCTCCGGATGTTCCTTTAAGTGCTATTAAACGCTCGTCATTTACGTTATTAGGTAATATGCGAAACAACTGCTGAAATCCACCGGCACTGGCAACATCGGGACCAACACCCAGACCAGGTCCAATATTCTGCCGAGTCACTGGTGGTATATTGTTCATCTTGTTCGAAACGTTCTGTCTATTTGTAAAGTCATATACTGGCTGTCCAAATGGGTACTGGACTGTGTTGCTATTTTGAAGACTGGAAATTTCATTCTTTGGTGTTAATCTAAAATCTCCTATTCTGCGTCCGAGATCGGGAGCTAGGTTACGGTTTTCCATATAATCGAGGGCGTGTTCACGTGGTGCTCGTGCGTCACACGCTTTCTGTACGAGAGAAGGTGAATCTTCTGTGAGTATACTATCGCGCTCTGAGAGAGTTTTTCCGGCAAAAACAAGACCGGCAATTGCCAACAAGGATGCCATTCTTTATTTATCCTTTCATAAATAATTTAGGATCCAGTTTATATCTCTGAGCGGTTCTGAGATTTCTATCATCGGCATATGTACTGGTGGGAACAAATGTCTGGTAGAAACTCACGGGGTTCTCGATGTGATTATTAGGGAAATCGTAGGCCACTTGCGAATATCCTGCTTTATATCCAAAGGTTGACTGGGGTCGGAGCATATCGTCCGCCTCAACATCCCATCCAAGAGTAGTCATTTATGTATTACGAAGAAATAGTTCCTCGTTGGTATCCTCTTCTCTGAATAGAATCTGGTCCTCTGCCCATTGGCATGAGAGCTGGATCGCAACTCATTCCATCTTCTCGGCATGTTGGTTTGAACATCGGCGCGTATGCTGCCTGAAGAAACTCATCCATATTGTTTGGGATGGTTGACGAAGGTGCGGTGTAAAAATTGTGCTCCGCAAACCATCTTCCTTCTGTGAATGGGTGAATCTTGTCCCAATTTTCTTTAAGTGATTTGGGGTCTATATTTGCTTTTGGTCGGTCTGGTCTGTCTATATAATCAGTTGGCATGACGTTTGCCATTACATTATCATCATTAATTTGCTGGTACTGTTTTACATAAGACTCTTTGATCATTCCATTTTTATACATCACATAGAGTGTCAAGAGAGCTATTGATCCTATAAGCAGAAATCGTGAATCTTTGCGCATTATGAATAGAATAGCAGTTGAATAGACAATCAAACGAGTTGTGGCAAAAACTCGGTCACGTGCTGATTGTTTTGGTGTTGGCCAAAACTGTAAAAGTTTTTTTGAATCAAACAACTCATTCATTTACTACACACTACGAAGATTTCTGAAGGAGATTGAGGATGGAGGACATATCTGGCATCTCACCATCACCCTCTGCTATACCCTGAGCCATATCCTGAGCCATCTTCTCGATACTATCAAGTGTCTTTTTGGGGATACTCGTCACCATTGTACCAATAGTCAATAGCGACTGGAGATATTGCCAAATAGAATCCTTGGACTGATCAGACAACTCTGTCCACATTACATCCAGACGTACCTCTGGGAGAATCTGCTCATTCATAATAAACGACTCGTTCTTGGACATGATGGCTGCTGAGTGGGGTTTTACAACCTTCATAAAATTGGTAACAATCTGTCGTGGATTCGCAATCTTGATAACTGCGATTGATGCCTGATACTTCTCCACTGTCTTGTTCTCTGGAAAAGTCAGATTCAACTCTGTCACAAACTGATCAAGCATATCTGTAAACATCTTGACGGACGCCATTTTATGAATAAACACTTCTATTCTTTAAAACATCATGCGAAGCATGATGCGCGGTCCCCGAACTGTGTTCGTCTAGAACGGTTCCTTTATAATTGGTTCCTTATTACCCTGATACATGATAAAGTACACTAACAGAGCCACAAAAACACTTGGCTTTATAATATCTGAATTCTTCTTCTCACCTGTACCTGTGAATTTGATTGCTGCGGCTGTCACGCAACCAGCAAAAGCGGCGGCGTATGCTGGATTTTTAAGAATATCCTTGGATATCATTTCTTATTGTATGACACGTTTTTTTTCAACCTGATCTTCGGCATCCTCAAAGAGTTCTGTGTTTTCAGTTTCCTTTGGGATATCCTGTGTAGACGGGAATGGTGATTCTTTATTAAGAGCTTCTTCAAAGGCATCTTCCCGTGTTTCCTCAACATCCTCGGGTTGTTGCTGCTGAGTTTCTTGTGGAGCCTGTGGCGGAGAAGAAGGAAGAGGTGGTGGTGACTGGAATGTATGTGAAGGTGGTGTAGAATCAAAGTTCACAGAGTCGCCTGTCAGAGGAATACAATCCACCAAAATATTCTGAATCGGAATGAGATCCAGAATTGTACTTTCTAAAGAATCGCGGATCAATCTATCGAGTGCTTTATATCCATCATGCTCTGATTTGATAATATCAGGATTCTCAAAGACATCTTTGGCTGATCGAACGAAACAATAGTGAACAAAGGTTTCGGGAAGTGGAATCTTGACGTGAGTATTCTTGGGAATAGAATTTGTTCTTACACTATTCATGATAAGTTTCGAATATGCTACATAAAGCGCTTTTATATAACACTTGAAATCTCTCGAATACTTTTCAATCTCACGAATCTGGTTATCAATCTCAATCTTTTCCCACCCATGGATCGTCTTGAGATATTTCTGAAACTTTACCAGAGATGGACCACCTTCGATATCTTGGGGGTTTTTATACATGTAAATAAACTTGTCGCGGATAACTGGAACCATACATTTCATCAAAACGTTTGTAAAAACATCAATTGCTGACATCTTTGTTATTAGACTCCATATTTTCTTCTGATATTGTCCGCAGTTTTCTTGAGATTTACAAGGCTTGATAATCCTTGTTCTTCGTCAATTTCAAGTTTATTCTTCACTTTTTTGACCTTCATAGGCCATCGAATATGAATAGTCATAGGACCAAGTATAGAAGTTGTATATCCAAGATGGTTTAATTGTCGTGCTATATATTCTGATTCATTATATATTATAGGAAACCCCATGATGATTGAAGGTATTTGGAATATCGTATGAGAATTTCCACGAGATACATCAATCTGAATCTTCTTACAGGCGTGTGATAAAATCACTTTATACATCTCCTTCTTCTTGTTTTCTCGTTCAAGTTGAATCTCTTGAATATTCTTTACTGAGAACATCTAGTGTACACTATATTTGGCATATATGTTTTCCATGTTGGGAAGTGGCGCGAGTTTTGCACTGAATGCCGAATACTTTTCATGATCCACTGATCCACTTAAGAAAGGATTCTGAGCATTATGTGAAACATTAGGAATGATTAATGGAACTCCGCTCTTGTCGATATTCACATCGTACTGGGTAGCATTATGTGTCTGTGTATTATAAAACATAAAACGGGCAGACTGTGTTCCGTCTGTATTCTGATTGTAATATACTGTATCTATTGGGTAAATATTGGAATCGTGTTCACGGATCGCATTGATGGTTGTCTGGATGGAAGATGCCTGGACAGGTTCGAATCCCTCTACGACACGTTTGGCAATTACGTTATCATTACGCATCGACCAGATGATGAGGATCATAGCAAGAATTCCTAAAATCAGAGTCTTCATTTAAAAAAAGAATACATTTAATATTTATAAATGGTTGCCACCTTGATATATAGTGAAAAATGTACGTACTGTCTGGAGATTCTAAATTTCCTCAAGAGTAACCCGGTACTTGTACCATTTTTGAAACCACACGATATCAATATACACGGTGTTCCTCAAGGATTGAAAAAGGTACCAGCACTTGTCCAGGAGAATGGAAATACCCTTGTAGGTATAGAAGTTCTTCGTTGGCTTGAGAATATGGTTCCTGTACATTTCGAAGGCAATTCAAGAGAGGTTGGTTCTGTTTTTGACGAACCATGGGACGGTGTTGGTGATAGCTTCCCTCTTGATAATTATGGTATATCTCTGTCTCCAAACATGACCAAAGAACTCGAAGAAAAGATTGCCAAGCCGGTTATGGATTCATATGCCAAACAACAATCAAAGACTTAAAAAGTTCAAGCGTTTATTAACGAGAGATGTATTTCAAGTCGATTCAGGCATCTGTTTTTAAAAGTCTGTTTGAAGTTCTCAAAGATATTATCAACGATGTCAACATATATTTTGACGAGCTCGGTATGAGACTGATTGCTTTTGATATAGCTCGCGTTACACTTGTACATGTAACCATGGATGCTGAGAATTTTGAAGAATACTCGTGTAAGAATCCCGCAGTTGTTGGTGTTAATATCGGAAATATTTTTCGACTCATAAAATCTATAGGTACAAATGATGTTATAACATTCGAACTCAAGGATGAGATTCTTTGTATCATAGTTCAAAACGAGACGAAAAAGACAAAGAGTAAATATAATATTAAACTCTTGGATCTCAATGAAGATGAACTCGAACTTCCAGAGATTCCAATGTTATATCAAACAAATATACCATCCATAGATTTCCAAAAACTTATTCGCGACATGTCAAATATTGGACCATATATGACTATTGAAAGGAAAGATTCTCACATCAAGTTTACATGTAAGGGAGATTATGCGGAACAAGAAACTGTTATAAACCAAATAGAGAACATAGAGGAACCATCTATTGGTGTGTTTAATGTCAAGTATCTTTCGATGTTCACCAAGGGTACTATTCTCTGTCCGATTGTACAAATTCTCCAAAACCCATCTGATTCGTCTCCAATAATATTCAAATATTCAATCGCAAATCTCGGAGAGATTAAATTCTACCTCGCGCCGACTTGTACGTGAAAAGATGTCTTCTATTTCTATTGTACCTTTCCAATGTGGTACTATAAATTCAGACATGCTAAAAGTAAAACCAATAAGATGAAACTGAAGTACTGGTTTTCGTTTTATAAAAATACAATGAATATCAGTTTTTCGTGGACCAAGAAATGGTTCTATAACATGTGTAATATCATTGCCATCACATGTTACCCTTTTGATAGGAACCATAAACCCCTTTGAAAATGTAGGTGGCCATGATTTATCCATGAGAAGATGTTTGTGCTTCTGGAGATTGTATTCATATGTAACTATACAAGGTGGATCTAATATATTGGTATCAACAAGTTGTCCAGTTTTTCTAATTTTCTGGATTCGATGTATATGAAAATTGTGTCTTGTAAAAAATGATATTACATTCATACTTAAAAGAATAAATCTATCTTTAATAACGAAAATGTACGCAAGGTACAAAGATACTTTAAACAAGTTAAAGGACGATCCTGAGAAGATGTACGATTATATGGCCCGAGCTGCGCCTTACATTCTGGAGTATGAGGAAACAAAGAACAAAAAGGATTTGTTTGATAGATATCTATATGAAGTTGAAGGTGAAGGTCCGGGTAACAAGTGTTTCTTTGAAGATATATGTAACGTCTGTAATTCCAAAAATGTGTATCACGATGAAAACACTTCCGATTTGATATGTAATGAGTGTGGGGTTGCTACGTATGTTCTTGGAACAGAGAGAGGTTACAATGAAGAACAAGAATCCGAACACAAATTGACATATTCATATAAACGTGAAAACCATTTTAACGAATGGCTCAATCAGTTTCAAGCCAAAGAAGTTTCTAATGTTCCATATGAAGTGTTTGATTTGTTACAAAATGAAATTAAAAAGCAAAAGATTCAAAAGGATCTCATTACACATTCAAAGGTTCGTGAATGTCTAAAGAAATGTAAACTTAATAAATATTACGAACATGTACCATATATAACAAGTATATTGAATAATAAAAAACCACCGAATATGCCGGCAGAACTTGAGGAAACTTTGAGAAATATGTTTTATAAGATTCAAAAACCGTTTCATGATAATTGTCCGAGCGAACGTAAAAACTTTTTGAGTTATTCATATATTTTATACAAGTTTTGTGAATTGCTTTCAGAAGATAAATATCTAGAATGTTTTCCACTCTTGAAATCAAAGGAAAAACTTTATAAACAAGATCAAATTTGGAAACTTATTTGTAAAGATTTAAAGTGGGAATTTATCGAGACGAGTGGTGTTTAGCAGTATAATACCCTTCTCTGAAAAGTTGGAGCTTTGTATCTTTCGACATTTTGAAATCAAACATATTTATATCACTTGATATATCTATTCTCGGAAACCCAAAATATTCGAACCTATTTTTTGTTAAGCAAGATAATATAACAACTAAATATTCTTTGAGACTTTTGAATTTATATTCTTGTTCAAATTTTTGAAATCGAATCTCTAAAACATCTTGTTTCCCCAAGAATGGACCATATGGTCCCATTTCAAATAAAGCACCATCAACATATGTATCGTTTGGTGTAAATATTAAAGGAACAGAACAAGACATTTGTATCGCTTTTGCCACTTCCATATCTGGATCAGTATCTACTGATAAATATTTCACTTTGCAATATCTCAAATCTGAAACCGCAATATGTATTTTTATTGGATTATGTTCATAGAGTTCTTTAAAAGTCATTGAACCGACCCAAGACCGTGCGATATCTCCTATATGATTAGAATCGATAAAACCCCACTTTTTTATAAGTGTTTTTATATTTGGTTTAAATGGTTCGAAATCGATCAAAAATGTTTTATTCAATAAAGCATCTACACTTTTGAGATATAAATATCCAATTCCTACTAAACATCCACACGAGGCGGAAGAAATCTCTTCAAGATCTTTAAGTTGTCCTGTTTCTTCTAGTTGTTTTAATACTCCCATAAAGGCCCATGCCATCATCGACCCTGATCCTATGATAAGGCGCTTCATCTACTAGCTATGAAGGAACTAAGACAAGATGAACGCACCGCCGAATCGTACCCATCCTGAAACAGTCTATACCTAGCGTCAGATTTCATTTGAAAATCAAATGTATTTTCTTTCGTTTCGATGACAACCCGTGGAAATTCGTGTTTAATCCTATTCTGTAAGAAATTACAAAACAGTGTAAACATATATGATGAAAATGTAGTTGGTTCTATATATTCATCTTCATATGGTTTTGTAATCTCTAAAACGTCTGTTTTATCCAAGAATGGTCCATAAGGGGCACATTCAAACAACGACCCATCAGAATACCCAGGTGTATATGTAAATAATAATGGAACTGAACATGAAATCTTTACTGCCTCTGCCACTTCCATATCTGGATCAGTATCTACTGATAAATAATCAGTTTTACCAGTTTTTAGATTAGCAACTGCTACGTGTAATTTTATTGGATTATGTTCGTAGAGTTCTTTAAAAGTCATAGAACCAATGACTGATGTTATATTGTACTTTACTGTCTTTGATTTTATGAGACCCCATTTTTTTACAAGATTTGTAAATGATTTTGTCATATATTTGTTCTCGAAATCACACTCTTTACGCATCTTCTCGATATCACCTTTATAGTAAATATAACATGGTCCGAATATAGAACCACCTGATGAACATGAAATTTCTTTAATTTCACTTACGAGACCAAGTTCCTGTAAACGCTTAAACACTCCTAGTACGGCTATACATATCATACCCCCTGGACCCAAGATTATATGTCGAAACATTTATCTAATAGTAAGAGGGAAACTGTCCGCGCAGGAACGCAAACACAACGGCAAAGACCAGGGTGTGGACAGCAGTTGCCGCACCGGAAGTCTCACCGGAAGTGATGATACCGCCTGGGCCTGGGGGAAGGGTGAGCAGAACTCCTGGGGTCAACAGAATGAAGAGGAGGGCTGGGACCAGAATGTCAGCCTGGGTGGTGTTCTTCTGGACAACGAAGCGCATTATCAGGTAGCTGAGGAGCACGAACAGGATGGTGTTGAAAATAAGACCCTGGCCAAACTTGTGGCTATTCTTGCGGGCAAAGAACACAAATCCTGAGTTCAGGAGAGCGAAAAGAACTGCTGGGATGAGAACCTTCTGGCCTGTAACATTAGTCATCTTCATTTTATTGTAAGAAAGTATAAAAATCTTCACAAGACCAATCGATACCAATAGTCTTGTGGAGATTTTGTATATACATCGGTACCTGGAGTTCATAAGAACTCGTCAAAGTAGGACCACTGAGTGCGAACACACACCACTGATGGAACGTTCTTTTCGTACCTGTAACATCCTGAATAAGAAACCAATCATTCAAGAGCTCTTCGGAATACCAGTCATGACAGTCTTCTTCTGACAATACATATTCCGACACTTCAATTTCATCATCTGATACATCATAATCACTGTTCATTCTTAGCCTTTCCTGGTTTGATAGTCAAAGATACAACCTCTTTGGGCTGGCTTAGATCCGTTATACAAGTAATAGCCGCCTCAACCTTAACTGGATCGTTACCAAAGTAGTTTTCAAGTCCTTTCGTCACGTTTGCCTTGGAGAAACTGACAGTCTTTGAAATCTTCTGATTGAAATTCACTTTCGTACCAGACACGTTTACTGTATCATATTTGTTTGTAGCCATAGTACTTTTGATCTGCGCAGCAAGCTGCTTCTCTCTGGAATTTACTACGGACAAATCAGCTTTTGCCGCCTTGATATGTTCTTTAAGAGCGAGCCACTCAATCAAAAGAGATTTGAAAGCTTCCGCCATTTATAATATTGTTTTTGTATTCTTTAAGCTTTTACTGATACTCTCTATCCTGAATCTCGAAGGTGGGGCGCATGGTGTCGGGAGGGATGGTTGAAAGGTTGAAGATGCTTACTGGGTCACGGGGATTCATTGGCTCTGAGCGGTACTGGAGATTGGAGTTGCGCATGACACCACCGACAGTCTCTGGGTAACCCATCTGGTTGCGTGGGTCAAGGTAGTTCTGATTCTCGATGATATCCTGAGCAGAAAACTGGCCAAAGTTATCAGAGACTGGAACCTCATTGGGGAGGAGAGCAGCTGGTGTTGCTGGCATAGAGGGCTCCTCTTTGTTCTGAACTTCGTGAACACCTGTCAGTTTATGCATATTTGTGTTCGCCATGCTTTCGCCAACTACAACTGTATCATCCTTTGCTGATCCACCGAGAACGAAGCCACTGGCTTTCTGATTAAATATCACAAAAACGAACAGAAGTACAAGTACGACGATAGCAATTGTTTTCCCGTCGATAGGCATTTATAATAACGAAAGGATTTTTATTAATCAAGGAGGCAACTCTTCTTCTGGATTTTTACAGGAAGGACTCGTGCCTGAAGTACCCGCCACCGAGGCCCGAATGATTTCTTGACAAACCAAATACTGTCCAACTCTACGAGAATATCACACACTGTACCATCTTTCAGATCCTCTGGTGAAATCTCATTACGCTCGGCATCAAAAAGCTGAAACTCTGGATCCATCAAAGCATCAAAATCGTCATCATACATGGTGGTGAGAGACTCCTGGCTAATCTGCTTGGAAAACCAAGACTGGGAACACTCAGTCGCCTTGGTAATCAGAGGCTCTTTGTACGACTCGAGAGCATCACTTGATACCTCGAACATTTTCAGACTCTCTGAATACTTGACACCATTGATTCTCAGAGTACGAGTCTCGGTACACTTGGCAATGTAGACACCACTCGAGTTCTTGGCAGGATCAGCAAAGGTTGTCATTTACTATGTTACAATTCATTTCTTTAAAATGTTAGTATCCAATAGTAATGGATCAATTGATACCACCTGAGATTAGAGATGTTCTCAATTCAGATTTCTTTGGTTTCAAAGTATGGCACATCCTCGTGTTCTTTCTTCTTATGCCATATCCACAGTTTGCTATAGCTGCTCTCATAGTCTTTCCAGGTATTAAAGACAAGATTAGTAAAGGAATAAAAGATGGCATCTCTCGAGTCTCTGGAGCAGGCAATCAAGTCTCTTCACAAGGAGCTTCGCAAGGTACATCAGCTACTGGAGGACCCAACCGGAGAGAAGGCCAAGAAGCGATCGGAGAACAACAGCTTCCGCAAACAACTCAAGATTTCTCCCAAGCTTCAGAGCTTCCTTGGACTCTCGGCGGACGCAACAATCTCTCGCTCTGAGGTGACCAAGGCGGTGAATAAATATGCCACTGAGCACAACCTCAAGAATGGCCAGGAAATTATTATGGATGCGACTCTGATTGATCTCCTTCAGCCCCCACCTGATACAAAGATTACCTATCTGAATATTCAGCGATACATGAAGCACAATTATATCATCGATGAGCCTGTTGCTAAAACAGTTGTAGAGCCAGAGACTCCAGCACCAGCACCACCAGCAAAGAAGACTGGTCGCCCAGCTGTTTCCAAAGCTTGAGAGTTTAAAGATGTGGTATAAATTATAGTATGATTCAAATTTCAGACATTGAAAACATAATAGGAACAAAAATTAATAGTCCAACACTGTATCAGAGAGCATTTACCCATAAATCCGCACACGAGGAATCATATGAAAATCTCGAATTTATAGGTGACTCTGTACTCAGTTTTATAGTAACAAAATATCTCTATGATAAATATTCACACGAACACCAAGAAGGGTTTTTGACAAAGGCGCGCACAAAACTCGTACGAGGAACAACCTTGGCACTTATATCGGAGAAGATGGGTCTGGCTCAATGGATTCAAATGGATGAAAAAGGGTTACGTAATGAATGGAATAAAAACCCAAAGATTTTGGAAGATGTTCTTGAAGCGCTTATAGGTGCGATTTATCTCGATCTTGGTATTTTACACGCGAAACAATTTATTTTTAATATGCTTATCGAACACCCTGTTGATTTGGACCTTGATGATAATTATAAAGATCAACTCATGCGTTTGTGTCAATCGAACAAGAAACCTTTACCAATATATAAAGTCGAATCATTTACATGTAATATATATTCTATTCATGTAATTGTGGATGACATTGTTGTTGGTAAGGGGACAGGTGGTAACAAGAAGGTTGCTGAACAAGAAGCTGCGAAAGAAGCGTTAAAGATTTATACATTCTAATATATAAATGAATGCGCGAGTACAAGAACTTATAAATAAATTTTATGATGACCAAAGGAGTGATGAATGGTTTAAACTTCGTGGAAACATGTTAACCGCTTCTGATGTGGCGTGCGCTATAGGTGAGAATTTCTTCAAAAGCCCAACTGATCTCATTGTCGAAAAATGTGGTTATCGTACATTCTTCGGAAATGAACACACACAAAGGGGTATTGATTTGGAACCAGTTGTACGTGATCTTTATGATAAAACGACGGGGACAAAGACACATGAAATTGGTCTTTTGGTTCATGATGAACATAACTGGCTTGGTGGATCGGCTGATGGTCTTACAGAATCTGGACTTCTCATAGAGATCAAATGTCCTTCAAAATTTTCAAAGACTGTTCCAAAGTATTATATGCCACAGATTCAACTTTTATTGGAAATCACAAAGTTGACAGAGTGTGATTTTGTCCAATATGTTAATCAAGAGATGAGAATTATCAGGGTTCAAAAAGATCCAGAATGGTTTCCTAAATATTTACCAATTATGCGTGATTTCTGGGACAAGGTACTATATGCTCGAAAGAATGGACTATGTGAAATTATAATCTAAATAATACTATAATAATGGCATATCCAGGTCCGCCACCGACAATTGGTCAACCAGTTATGATTCAAATACCTAAACCTGGAATGAGTATGGGTATGAAAATATGTTTAGGACTTCTCTTTTTGTGCTTCGTATCTTCGATTGTTTCCGCTATACAAAACTATATGAAAAAGAAGAATACTGATAATTCAGTAGTAGTGTCTTGTGAAACCGGAAAGTCTCTGAATAAGAGAACAAATACGTGTGTCACTTCACCGAAATTAGGTAGTCTGGCAGTTGGTGATTATTGTTTCGAAACAAATATACTGTGCTCAACTGGTAACTGCTATTCAGTAACTGGTAACTGCGAAGCCACCCCTACTACTACACCACCAAGTACCGCTACTACTGTGCCTGTTGTTAATGATAATGGAACACCAATGTTTAGCAATTTTGAGATGGCTTTAACAACACCATTTATGTTGGATCAACCGTGTCAGTTATCTATTCGCCTATGGGATTTAAAGAGCGGTTATAAAAATACAGATATAGAGTCTGATTCGAACCTGAGATCTAACATTATGAATTTCTTCACAGGATCATCATTACTTACCAATATAGCACCAAAAACAGGAACCATAGTTGATCCAGCATATGCGAATGTTGCTCAGATGGCTTGTGCTCCCGTTAAAGCATGTACATCAAACCTCATTCCATGGATAAAGAGCCTGGGGTACACTACAGAAGTTGATACAATCATGAAGTATAATGGACCTATTTCTACTTTCACATCACCGTTCACTCCCGATAAAAAGGCAGAATTTAACTTAGCATACAGTTCTGGTAAATTAGAATCAGTAAAACAGAAAGATGGAACCCCTCAGAATGCTACACAAATTGCTATGGCAACCGCATTAAATACTTCTTGTAAAGATCTATCACCGAAGTGATTTCGCTTTTTGTCTTAATTTCTGAATACCCTTGATTATTGTATTAAACTCTTTATCTTTGGTCACATTCAACAAGGCTGAATTCAACTCGTAATTTGTTATATTTGGTATAGCCACCTTAAAGAGAGTTGATGGACTTCTCGGTTTCGCAGTCTTTTTCGCAATCATTCTATTGATCATAGCACTCTTGGTTCCAGATGTATTCGATATATTATATGATCTTAACATCTTTTGAATCTCATCAACTTTGAACGAGTTGAGTACTCGTGATCTTCCACCTCTCATTACTTTACGGGATTCCGGAAGTATAAAATGATTGAGATTTGCTACTCTAAAGTTTGGTCCGGATGAAACATTTGGTGCCGGAAACTGTTGTTCGAATACCTTTTTCAATTGTTTACGTTTCAGATTCTCCGCTGGTTCTCCAAGAGTTTCAATAACAACCTTTAAATTACGGGTCGGTATTCTTGGTTGAATTCTCAAATTCTGTACCACTTTTTCATTTATTGTTTCATTTGCCAAACCAAATATGTTACGAACTGCTTTTGGAATATTCTTTCCGATTCTGGAATATGCGGCTAATACCGTTGATTTACCCTTGGAAATATCTTTGGGAACTTTATAGAATTTTGGAAGACCTGCCGGGTCAGGGCGGATATAGTATCCCGGTTTCTCAAGGTTCCAATTTGTAGCTCTCTTTGTTTCCACCTTTGGTTTCACTTGTACATTTTGAATACCAAGAATTGTCACGACATGGTTTGGAACTTTGACACCAACTTGATCGTATGCTCGAAGTACTTTCTGTCTCACATATGCGGGATTATTTGGAATTTTATAGAATCGAGGTTTACTATTTGGTCCGGGTCTTACGTAGTATCCATTCTTTTGGTTATTCCAAGATCCAGCTTGTTCATATCGCGAATCCACCAAGTCTTTATATTTGCTTTCGTCTTTCTTCAAAGGGTTTTTAAAGTGATTATGGAAACATTGTAAATATTTGAGAACTTTTTGAACATCACCAGATACAACAATTTTACCAGTTTGGTAGATGAACGCAATTGTTTTTTTATCGGGCCATCGTGCTATTAATCTTTTAAAGTATTCTTCGTGAGTCTCTAAAGAAACATTTCCGGTTTTGCGTTTCCAATCCAGTGGCGCATCTGTTGGATTGTACAGATTTCTTGCTCGATAATAGAGCTGTCCACCAGGTGTTCCTTTTTGAAACATAGTCCAATATGAATTCTCATCATACATAGAAGATATATCTATGGATTTATCAAATGTGATTAAAAATGATTTATTCGTTATTTTGAAATCATCGTCATCAAACATAGGAAGTTTCTTTAACACCTCCTCAAGTGAAATCTTACCAGATATTGTTATGGTATCTTCTCTCAGAGTTATAATTGTTTGATCAAGTTTGATGACTACTCGTCTTATTTTTTCATCTGAATAAATAGTCTTGGTTTTTGAAACCTCTGTGACAGGTAATCCACCTATGGCTTTCGAGTATCCTTGAATAAGAGTTATTCCTGAAGACAAGGGCATATACACATAATCTTCAAGTTTACCATAAAAGGGAGCAGTTGCGGATTCAAATGTTTGTGTGACTGTATATGGTGGAAGTGTTGAATGTTTTATAGGTGAAGAAATAACAACTTTCGGTGGAGTCTTTGGTTTCGGAGTTGGTTTTTGAGGAGCAGGAACAGGAGCAGGTTTCGGAGCAGGAGCGCGTTTCTTTATAGCTGGTCTCTTTAACGGGGCTGATTTCTTTTGGTATTCATTTGCGAGTTGTTCTAATTTATTTTCCAGATTCTTAGGATTCGCTGCGCGTAGTTCTTCTTGTTTTCTCAAGAATGACGCAAACGCATTTTCTTTG